AAACATATAGCTGAAGCTTTAGTAGCGGCGCAAAAAGAAATTAGATTTGCCGTTAAAGATTCAACTAACCCTCATTATAAATCCAAGTATGCCAATATTAATTCAGTTATTGATGCCGTTAAAGCGCCACTCAATAATAATGGTATTGCTATCCTTCAATCATTAAGTCCTTCCGATGATAATAAGCTTCATTTAACTACTCGTTTAATCCATAGTTCGGGCGAGTGGCTGGAAGATACTGCCGTCTGCCCTATACAAAAACAAGATGCTCAAAGCCTAGGTTCTGCAATTAGTTATATTCGCCGCTATTCAATCTCTAGTTTTCTTGCTCTTTATGCTGACGATGACGATGGCCAATCCGCAGTTCTTAATGCCGCAGATTATCTTCAAAGAATTAATCATTCCGAAACATTAGAAGAACTTCAGGCTAATTATAATTTTGTAATGGGTGAAGTTAAAAATGATCGCACTCTATCTAAAATGGTTATTGATGCAAAAGATAAAAGAAAGGCGGAACTATGAAAAATATAGAATTAAGAGATTACTTTGCGGCCCAAGCTATGCCAAAATTAATTGAAGATTATCAAAATGAAGATAGACTTGTTGGCGATGAAGATAATGCTGAAAGAATTGCATATCTTTCTTATTTAATGGCTGAAGCTATGATGAAAGAAAGGATTTTAATATGATTGACGGATCAAGAAACAGTAATTTTTACGGAGTAAAGCTACCATATTCAGATCAAGAATTAATGGCTATAGAAGCTCGTAAAACAAGAATAGAAGCCCTGAAAAGAGAACTTGGTAATAAATACTTATTAACCCCTCTTTATGGCAAAATTCAAAGCCCTAAATTATGAATAGAATAATTAGAGGTATAGAGCAGGGAAGCCCCGAATGGATGGCTTTAAGAATAGGCCGCATTGGTGGATCAAGAATTGCTGATCTTTTAACTGAAGGTCGAGGTGGTGCTGAATCTTTAACTAAAAGAAAATATAAAAATGAGCTTATTAGGGAAAGATTGACAGGTAAAAAATTAGATACCTATAGAACGCCCGCAATGCAACGAGGAATTGATTTAGAACCTATGGCTAGGGCATGGTATGAAGTTAAATATAATACCTTTGTGGATCAGGTAGCAATCGTTTTACACCCTACTATTGAAGGTGGCCAATGCTCGCCTGACGGATTAGTTGATGCTACTAATTCTTTAATTGAGATCAAGATACCTAATCCCGAAAACCATTTAGACAATATTTTAACAGGCGGTAAACAATTAGAACAATATTATGATCAGGTTATGTGGCAATTAGCTTGCGTGCCTGGCTCTAATGGAAATGAAAAAAGAGAATTTTGCGACCTTGTATCCTATGATCCTGAAATGCCCGATCATTTACAAGGATTCGTAAAGCGTATTTATCGAGATGATGAATACATCCAAACCATGCAAAATGCGGTGATCGCCTTTTTGTCTGAAATAGAAACTATTGTTAATAACTTAAAGGAAATTAAAAATGGCAATAACCCATGATCTAATCGCTAAAACAGGCGAATACACTAATGCGGCTGGCGAAACTAAAGCTCGCTGGACTAAAGTTGGTGTGGCAATGAGCAACAAACAAGGTGGAACTTCAATTCTTATAGAATCTATCCCTGTCAATTTTGACGGCTGGGTAACAATGAGAGAACCTCAACCTAAAGCTGAAGTAACTTCAATAAATGGATCAGATAAAACTGACTTACCATTTTAATGATTTTACTGATGGCGTGAGCCACAATGTAGCTCATAATTAAATGGCAGTATTTTTTTAATTAAGGGGAATGCTATGTGGACAACTCCATCAGCTACAGAAATGCGTTTTGGCTTTGAAGTAACTATGTATGTTATGAATAAGTAATAAAACTAAAGGGGCTTTATGCCCCTTTTTTATTTTACTTCATAAAATTTACTAACATCAAACTCACTAAAATCGCCACCTTCCCATTTAATATGGATAAGTTTACCTTTAGGCGACCAACAAGCGTTCATAACTTCATTATCTATTCTTTGTGCAACCGCTTTAAACCCTGCATTCTTGCAAGGTTCTTTAGTTAAAACTATACGGACATTTTCATTGTATTGCATTACCATATACTCACTAGCGTAAGCAGGTATAGTAAATAACAATAATATAAAAAATACTTTACAATCCATGTCTTTGATTCCATCTATCTTCGTTCCAAAACCATATTCGTCTGTATAATTTTGTATCTTGCCTTGCGTTTTTATCTGATGTTCGCATTTTAAAAACGCGTTTTTTTAAACTAAACAAACCTTTAACACAATAAACAATCATTTAATGTAAAACTCCCCACCTTGATTTCTACCTATAATATCAGCTTTTTCTTGATCCCAATCAATAGTTTCGTCTAAATCATAATAAGTAGTAGGTGTCCAGGACTTGGATTTTTTTGATCCTTTTCTTAATTCTTTTAATTCTTCTTCATTATAATTTAGTTTACTCATAAATTGATCTTACCCAATTTGAAAAATTAATCAACTCTGATTTGTTAGCGTTATGTTTCATTGTATTAGCTTTAGATGATATGACTTGAATATTGCCCTTTAAATAACCTTTAGTATTGTCTATTCGATCAAGACTAGGGCTTAAATCTCTATTTCCATCAATAAGTGTTTTTAAAGGAAGTCCAAGAATAGGACATATTTCAGGAATAATAATGTCTAATATTTCTATATCAAAAGGAATGTTTCTAGTTTTGGCTCGGTATTTGGCCTGTTGAAATAAACTTTTTTCTCGATTGTTTGCTTTCCAATTTCTTAAATACTGACATCTATTACTTTTGTTTTTTAAAGGCATCGTTTTATTTTTTAAATTTAGAACTCGCCCATTCATAAATTCTAATGCAATACCAAACTATTGATAACACCGCCGCTATTGCTGGTAAAAATTTCATTACTGCCCCAAGAGCCGTAACTCCCGAAACTGTATCTAATAAATGCTTTGTATGTTCTTCCATATCCATGTTATTTCTTTCTACTAATTAATGAGATGGCGCTCGAGAGCCATAAACAAACTGTCGCTAGAAGATATATAGCAGATAGAACCATCAGATAATAAAATAACCAAATGATTTTTATTATCATAATAATCAGAGCCAATATCTTTGATTGTTTTATTTTGTAGAAAATTGAATATGTCATCAATGGTTTCATGGGAAGTTTGCATTTAAACATTCTAATACAATGTTAGGATTAAAAAATTTACTTGCATCATGCTCTGTATCTTCCCACCACAAAAATTGGTTTTTAACCAAATTATTCCTATCTTTCAATAGATTAATATTTTCAGGGTGTCCAAAGATCAAAGGATCAGAAACCGACCATAATACTATACCATATTTTTTCTTATCCCAAGCAAAATGTTGAAAAAAAGAATCGCAACTTATCCATGTTCTGCAATCATTGACAAGGCTTTCAAGCTCTTTTAGCGATAGATTTTTTCTAAAATCAGGCACTAATTGTTCTTCACTTTCTATACCTACTTGAACAATTGGTTCTTTAATTAATTCAATAAGTTCTTTCCAATAAGGATAATTTTTTGCATTAGTTTTTCCATTTCTTAAAGCTTTAGAATAAGGGCTAATAATAATCATATATAGATTATATATACATTTTCCTATAAGCATTTTCTAAACTACCTGTCCATTTCCATTGCGCCATCTTTCTATAAATATTCCATTGATCTATATCACCAAATAAAGCTCTAGCTTCAGCAATAGAACGACCAGGCACTATGTCGGGATAGCAAGTAAAGACTTTAGCATTTGTAATGTCAGGCATTATATGACTAAATACAATATGATCGCCCATGCCGCAATTAAGAACTACAATCTTTTTATCTTTATAATTAAGTGTGTTTTTAAATATTAATTCATCTTGCTCATATAGTTTTTGATTTGTTTCTGATCTAATACCGCCATTAGGATTTTTAAGATGCCAACTAACCGCATTAGGAACTGCAAGAATTTTATACCCTTTTAGGTATAAGCCATAAGTAAATAAAGTTTCTTCCCGATGTGCTACTCTTGAAAGCCCTGTGTTGTAATCATGCAC